CACCCTCTTGATATCCATAAGACGATGTTCGTCCCTGAGAAGGGGTGGAAACAGGTCCAGCAGGAAGCGCTTACATATGACAACAGCGGTGAGGCCGTTAGTTACTGGCCTGAGCAGTGGAGTGTGGATTATTTGTTAGGCCAGAAAGAGCTGGACCCCGTGGCGTTTGCGTTCCAGTACCAACAGCAGCCTGTGATGACGTCCGATCTGATCCTGTCTCCTGATTTATTGATTAAGGGAGACGTTGTCACCGAGTTTGATTCCCTTGCTGTAGGTATTGATTTATCCGCCAGTAAAAACGAAACGTCCGATTACACAGCCTTTGTTCTTGGCGGTCGTCTGAAGGATCAGTACTACATCATTGATGCTCACCAAGTGCGCTCGATCGGCAATCTTGAAAAAATCGATCTTCTCTGCAAGATGCTCGTTGAGTGGGGGATTCTCCAAGAAAACTCAGAGGGCCAGTATTTTCCTACGTACTCCACTTGTACTCTGGTTGTTGAAGCTGTTGCTTACCAGGCTTCTTTAGCTGCCGATCTTAGACGGGTGATGCTGAACGAATGGGGACTGGGTAATCTCCATATCCACGAGGTCAAAGGTTTTAGAGGGGACAAGATCGCTCGGTTCCGAGGTACCTTGGGTCTTTTAGAGAATAAAAAAGTAATCTTTAACCGTTATCGAAGGTTTGACCAGCTCTTTGATCAGGTAATTAACGTCGGGGCTACTTCTCACGACGATTTACTAGATGCCTATACCCATCTAATGTGCTTTTTGCAGCGTCGGGGTAACTTTCATCTGGAGTACTGATCGATGATCTCTGAAACCTGGCGTCATTCAGAAGCTGTGATGAACACCTATAGGGTGATGTTTAACATCACTGCTCATAATCCTCTTTCTCGTGTCGATCCTTTATTAGAAGTTCTGCGTGGTTATGACAAAATCCCTGCGGCTACCAAAGACGTTTTTATATTTATCGATCATGAACACGAAAGCGATAAACAAATTCTCTTAGACCTTTTATGCCCAAACCTGAAGACTCTCTGTATTCAGGTTATCGTCGCTGGCCCTGAGTATCAGGGTTTTGCTCTGTGCTGGTCACATAAACAAATACTCAAGTTGGCTATTGAGACAAAGGCTTATGACATTTATATGTATAGCGAAAACGATATGGTCTTTACCAAAGACCATTACACGTATTGGTTAACTTACCGTCAGTTCTTAAAACCACTGAATTTAGAACCAGGGTTCTGCAGATACGAAAGATACGACGAAAAATGTGTTCCTTTTGATAACTACAGAAAATGGTCCCTATCCCAACCTACTAAAGACGTTTGGGGCGATCGACCTTATCGAGTGAAAACATTCTTGACACCGACTCTTGAATTTGTTGGCTTTGCCTCTCTAGGTAACCCCTACATGGGTTTTATGGTTTTAGACCAGGAGATGGCTAATACCTATATCAATTCACAAAGTTTTGATCCGGTTGCGAGTTTTGAGTTAACGCGCCATCGCTGTTGGCCAATTGCAGACAGAAGTTCTATGGGTCTCGCTTTTGAAGGGCTCGAGGCAGATCAGGAGCATCGTCGAGTTGTTCCGATCGTTAAAGAAGGTGAAAAGCTTCTCATAGCACCGTGCGGGCTCGTTGAGCATTTAGATAAAAAGTACAGCACGCGTTTAGCTGATGAGGATGGTACTCTCATGGATATTTCTGAGATGCTTGTTGTATGAGTGATTCTGTCTCACATCCGTCTCACTATACTCAAGGTGATATTGAGTGCATCGATGCCCTTAGGGCGTCGCTTGGACCTGAGGGTTTTAAAGGATTCTGCAGGGGTTCGGCGATTAAGTACTTGTGGCGGACTGAGCACAAGAACGGTATCGAAGACCTTAAAAAATGTGCATGGTACATAAACAAGCTCATCGAAATTGCTGAGCAAGAAGGTTAAACTATTACTGAGGCTTCTTACCTATGGATATTCGCGCTTTCGGTTCTGTATTCCCTCAACAAGCCAGTTTGCCTTACGCCAGCGGTTTCGCTTGGGTGCCTGGAGATGGGGAAAAGCGGTTCAGCACCTGCCGTGGTTTATATATCGAGGGGGATGCGACTGATGTTTTTTATGTCGAACTGAACGACGCTCCCGGACAGTGGTTTTTGACCGAAGTTGGTGCCAATAAAGTCTTACCTTTCGCTGCCACGGCGATTAGTGGCGGAAATGTCGACAGTGTCAAGGTGCTCTACTGATGGCTAACCAGTTTGTCCCTTACGCTTTTAACTTTTCTAAGGCGTATCAAGATCAGGTGTTTGCAGCCGATCAGCAAAGGCGTGCGAATCAGGGAGCTGACTCTGCTTTCGCTCAAATGGCGGCTGACGACGAAACCGATATGACTGGTCAGCCGACTCCGCAGGCCCCGAGCACGCCGATGGTTACTTACGGGGATGGCTTAGAAGGCCCCGTGGACGCCCTTGAGCAAGATCGAGAAATTATGTCTAGGGCAAAGAGGCGGGCCTCGCAGTACTTATCTGAGGCTGGTTGAATTAGTATGTTGGCAGTTTTGATACTGCCAGCGTGCTGCTAGACGTCTTTACTTACTTCAACGAGAAGGAGCTTCTTGAGCTGCGTATTCGTACGTTGGAGGATCACGTTGATGGCTTCCTGATTACAGAAGCCAATAGAACGCATAGGGGCGAAGAGAAACCCTTTACTTGCTTAGAGACGCTTAAGGAACTCGGGATTTCAGACGAAAACATTCAGGTTCTTCACGTCGAACTCCCGTCAAAAGAAGAAGCACCTGACCCGTGGCTTCGTGAGCGAGGTCAGCGAGACGCTGCCAGTGTGGGTCTCCATATGGTCCCGGACGACACGGTTTTTATTTGTTCGGACCTGGACGAGATTGCTAACCCCAATAAGTTGAATGATCTTGTAGCGACTGTCGAGGAAAATCCTGGGAAAGTCGTAAAGCTAAGTATGTCTATGCACTATGGACGCGCTGATCGTCAGCTTGTAACCCCAGATGGTTCGCCGTTCAATTGGCGTAATGCATTTGCTGCGAACGTCACTACTTTAAAAGCCCACAGCACACTGTCAGCTATGCGAGCTGAAACTGACTATGTGACTTTTGGGGAGCTTGACGCAGGCTGGCACTTCAGTTGGATGGGAGATAAAACTCGTCGTCTTGCGAAGTTAAAGTCCTACGCCCACTGGGAGACTGATACTTCAGATGTCGAGAAACACTGTGCGGATTTTTCTGCAGATCCGGGCGGCGTCGATATGCTCGGAAGGGAAGATCACATCATCGAGAAGTTTCCTGTAGATCAGCTTCCTGAGGGTGTCTTTCTGCTGCCACGCGTTAACGAATTTCTGCTCCCCTCCTGATGTTTGTAGATACCTTTACTTACTTCAACGAGAAGGAACTACTGGAACTTCGCGTTAACGCGCTTAAAGATCACGTCGATGGTTTCATTATCGCGGAAGGTGATAGGACTCACCGAGGTGACCCTAAGTCTTTTACTCTCAAGGAAACAATTACTGAGCTTGGTCTCCCCTCTGATTTAATTCAGGTTCTTGAGGTAAAACTTCCTTCTCAGGAAGAAACAGTAGATCCGTGGGTACGTGAGCGTGGTCAGCGTGATGCATTAACCACAGCGCTCGAGTACTTACCAGACGACACAATCTTCATTTGTTCCGATTGCGACGAGCTACCTAACTGGGAGTGCTTCGACGATTTAAAGGCCGCGTTAAAGCAAGTTCCCACACGGATCTTCGGGCTAAACATGTCGATGCACTACGGACGCGCTGATCTTCAGCTTTTTTCTCCTGAGGGAGAACTGTTTGAATGGCGGTGTGCGACAGTCTGCACCGTGGAAACTCTTAAAACTTACGGTTCGTTGACGCGTGTGAGGGAGCAGCCGAATCGAAAGTTTATTGGTTGCCGTGATGCAGGCTGGCATTTCAGTTGGATGGGTACTTCAGACCAACGAGCACAGAAGCTGAGCTCTATCGCAGAGCATTACATATGGGATTGTCCTGAGGTCCAGGCTTTGTGTGCGAGTTTCGTGCCTCAGGAAGGCGCTACGGACATGCTTGGTCGAAAAGATCATCTATTAACTAGGTATCCCATCGAGGATTTGCCCGAAGAAGCGGTTAAACTGGACAGAGTGAAAAGGTATCTGCTTCCCGATGGCCGATAAAATG